CGTAAAGTTTTGATTTTGTACCTTCATCGTCTGGTTGAATTTCATATCCCTTTGCAGTGTCTGGACTTACTGCATCCGAAATATTAATAGCGCTACGGATTTGGCGCTTCATACGCGATGGACCAAATACATCACGGATCTGTTCTGGCGTTACAATATCGGCAACAGTTTCACTACGCTGGTTAGCTTGTATTTGTTTACGCGTCCTAGTTACTAAATTAATCGCTTTCTGTTGATTAAAAAATCCTATACCGTCTAATTGGGAAAATGCCTCATTAACTAAAGCACGTCCTTGTGGAGTACCCATAAATGTATTGATACGTGCTTCGCGAGTACCCTCAGACACAGGTGCATTTGTTTCACCAAAAGCGTTTCTAAACACGGATAATGTTCGTGCTGCAGCATCAGCATCTGGACCACCTGACTGTGCCGTTTGTGTAAGATCTGTAAAATGGTCGCGGACATAATCAAATACAGCAGCACCAACTAATTGTTTCTTGATATTAGTAGGGTCTAACTCTTTAGCCATTTCTGGCGCTGCTAAAATACTAGGTTTAGCATATGCATTAATAGTTTTTTGCTTACCAGCAACTAAACGTTGTACAGCAGGTGATTTAAAGTCATCGGTTGTATAACCAGATAACTGCTCTAAATAACGCTTTGCATCGTTAGCCTTTTCGTTATCTCTCTTAGAAGTTGCCTCAGACAGATACAATAATGCATCGGAATATGTTCTTGCTTGTTGTTGTGCAGCTGGATCTGGATTGTTGCGTAACTCTTGTGCCTGTTTAACAATCGCTTTAATTGGCGATTGCGACATTGTCGTTTCACCAGTATCAGGCTGTGAACTTAACCATTCGCTTGCAGTATCAAGAAATTCAAATCCATATTTTGGACGTCCTTGATGTTGCTTACCAACAAATAAAGACAATGAATCAGCTTCTGCTACTAAAGCCTTAGCGTCCCACGTTTCACGAGTACCAGTAATACCAGTGTTTACTTTTGGCGCGACATTAGGTAGGCCCGGCGCAGGAGCAGCCGGACCCTTCATCACACCTTTAAAGAATGCGTCTGCTGGATTAATCGTTAAGCCACCAATATTAAACGTTCCAAGTGGCGATGCTGCTGGTTGCGGTTTAACTTGCGGTTGCTGTGCAACAGGCGGAATCGACTGTGGTTGTTCTACTGGTGGTTTAGCTTGCGGTGCAGATGGCTGTACTGGCGGAATAGAGACAGGTGGTTCTACATTCTTCTCATCATCCACTGCATTTGCACGAACTAAGCTTGATAACAGAGACGCCATGTTATTCCCCTATTACATTCCCATTGGACCCATGCCACCACCCATTGGAGGCATCATTGGAGGCATTGAACCGCGTTTAGGTTTTGCAGCCTTCTTTGCACGTGGAGCAGCTTTCTTAGGTGCTGGTTTAGCTCCCTTAGCCATGCCTAATAATGCTGCCATTCCCATAGCCTTACGTTTAGCCGATGCCATTGATTTCCTCATAATACACCTCTATTTGACTTTATTTAGTCGTGGATTTTTCTTCTTTGCTGCATTAGATGCATTACGCGCAGAAGACGCTAGGATTGCTCCAGCGGACTTAAGGGATACCCCTTGTTTTTGTGCTATTTGTTTTTGCACAGATTTGAATCCCGGATGTTTACGCATTGTTACGTTGCCCCAACAAATTTAATAATGCAGCCATACTCATTTGGCGCCCCCGTTGCACGGCTCTATTATTCGCAACGACATCATTGATTTCAAAAAATGGATCTACGCGCCCAGCATCTGCAGTTACCATTCTTGATAAATTACTAGGTTGAATTAATTGTTGTTGTTGAGGTTGTTGTTGCGGTTGTTGTTGCACTGGAACTTCTTGTTCTGCAACTTGAACAGGCGGTTGCGTCTGCGTATTAGCAACAACTGGTGCTGGATACACATTAGTTGGCAACTGTGGTGTAACTTGTGGCGTATTTACGTTAGCGTTAATTACAGGTTTTGTTTCTGCGCCTTGATCTTCAAGAAACTCTTGTGGCGGTTTTCTGTCTTTAGGAATTTGAAAACCTTTTGGAAATACATATACCGTCTGATCTTTCTTTCCCCACTGATTGGCAGCCTTTTCGGCATTTGGGTTTACTTTTCCATTAACCACACCACCTGTAGCAAGGTCAATTCTATTCCCTTTAATTGCTGCACCATGATCACGAGCAACTCCCCAGCCATAACCGGGAACGTAAAATACAGTGCCTAATGGAACATTACTTGGTACAGCAATATCACCTAAGCCAACACGATCACCAAGTGCAGTTTTACTTCCGCCCTCGAGCGCAAATTTTTTTCTATCTGCTTCATTTGTTGCATCCTTTTTATCGGGTGTTCCAAAATAAGCAGACGTCTTAACTTTCCAACGACGTGGACTTAGTGTTTCTTTCATTACGCACCTTTATCGGCAGTTCCATGCTCGCAAAGATTTATTGATTCTGCTATTTGGATCGTTTGCCGTTTTAGCACTTGTGCGTGATCGTTTCATCCCTTCCATACGTGCGCAGAATGACTTACGCCTGCCGGCATCCGCTTTTGTCTTAGGATTAGGGGCTGGTGGCTTTAGGTTAGACCCGGTAGTTCTATTGTAATGTGCACGACCAGCTGCATTTAATCCACCTGATGGATTCTGATATTTTTTTACAACACCCATTTACTGCACCTCTTCACTATCATACACTGTGTAACGTGGCAATACATTACTTGCGGTAGAATGGCATTATCATGGAATTATCTAAACGAGAAAAAGAAGTTATTGCACTAGTTGGTAAGCGCAAGACATCAAAACAAATAGCCCTTGAGCTAAACATTAGCCCAAGGACTGTACATTTTTATTTGGAAAACGCCTACTTTAAATTAGGCGTAAGTGGCATGGGAGCTAGATTAAAAGCTTATAACGTCGCATTGCAAAACAACTTACTTGATTAATCATCTGCAAACGGATCTTCAATATCATCAATCTTGTTTTGTTTTACAGGTAATGCTTCCGACTGTTCCTTCCTGCTATCTAGTAATGACCAGTTATCTACAATAACTTTAATTGATTGCATTTTAACGCCATCTTTATTTGTGTATTTGTCAATTTGTATTTTTCCACTTATGGCAATAAGCCGACCTTTTTGCGCATACTCGTTTAGTGCTACGCCAGAGTTACCAAATAACGTGCAATTAAAAAAATCAGCTTCCTTATCCTTTGTCCGACGATCGACTGCAATACAGAAACTTGTGTAACTTTTACCAAGTGTTGACTCTTTTGTTACAGGATCATCTGTCAATCTACCAACTAATGACACATTATTAAACATAACATCCTCCATTTGTATTATACCGTAATACGGTATATGCATGTTATTTTGATTTATAGTAAACTACGGCTATGGCAAGAGATATTAAGCAAATGAAACCTGAAGGCATATATAAGACGAGTATGATGAAGGGTATGAAAAAGGGAATGAAAAAGGGCAAACGTGTCGAGTCCGACAGCAAATGCCCTAATTGCGGAAAGATGAAGTCCGAATGTGGTTGCAACTACGATTGAGTCTTACCCTTAGAATATTCTTCAATCATGTTTACAATGGTCTGAGCAAACGTGTCACTGTGAGTGACTGTTGCTACTAGATACCATATTGCCTTATTAATGTCGTCGTTATATGTTGAACCGGGCTTGTCTCCAGCTCGTTCAATATACTTAACGGCATTAAATTCTGCCCACGTCAAATCCCATTCCCATGCACAATGGACGGTCTGTATTGTATGTTTTCGATAATGACCGTTGTCCATTAAAATTCTCCAGTGGAACCAAACCCGCCAGTCCCACGATCTGTAGCCTCGTCAAACAAATCACCCGTTTGCACAACAGTGACATGACATCGCTCTACTGGACACAAAACTAACTGTGCAATCGCCATGCAGTCGATTACTATAAATGGCTCCTGCCCTGCATTGTGCAGTACTACACCTACTTCACCTTGATAGTCAGCATCTACTGTGCCGGGTGAGTTAAGTACATGGACTCCATACTTTAAGGCTAGTCCACTTCGCGACCTAATCTGTAACTCGTATGCTGGATCCATTTTGACTTTCCAGCCAGTTGGAATCAATACAGTTTGACCGGGCTTAATTGTAACTGGTTTCTTTACGTAGGCTTTGACATCTAAGCCAGAGGACAACATTGTTTTCCTTACTGGCTCGTGTCCGCTTAGGTGTTCATCACTACCGCACCATTGAAACTCAAGGCTCTTAGATCTCATTGGTAGCTTTCTGCTTGCTCATAAGATGCGTAAGCGCTACGTATGCTAACTCATTGCACCACTTGCTAGGAATTTTGACAGTCTGCTTAAGTTTAATTACTTCGACGGCAAGGTCTTCTAACTTGTACTCACCCTTGTTTTCGCCAAGCACTGTTAAAACATATAGCTCTGGTGTTACCTGTTGCACTTCAATGTCAGAGACATTACTCTTCTTGATGATTGTCATATTGATTCTCCAATAACTGGCTTATTGCGTTTATAGCCATTTCTTTTACAAACCTAAATGGGACCTTGTATCCTACTGATTGCAATTGATCAATTAACAGAACAGCTTCACCCATGTTTTTTAGGTCTGCTATATTTAAATTTCCATCTCTTTCCGCATCCCATTCAACACTTACAGTTCCATTTGGGCGTTCATACACGGCAATGTCGGAGTCAATCCCTATACCTAAAAGTGTAATCTGCGCTGTTATCCTAGCTTTCATTTGTCATGTGATATTTTTCAAATGCTTCTGTTGTGTTCGGCAAAACTTCCTTTAGCACATTCCAGCAATCTGTGGCCACTAGCTGATGTTCTTTTTGTGTGTGGCTTTCTATGCGTACACGGCAATAGTGCAACCAGTCTCGCACAGTGCCCTTCATGTACAGTCGTGTGCCTACACACATAGGCAGTATTAACCGTGCTGATTCTAATGCAACACCGCTATCCACTAACTCTTGATATGTACGCACAGCATAAAGGACGGACGCAAGCGCCTTGTTGTCCATTGTGAACTGCATTTCAGAATCTGTGTATGGCAAACTACTTTGCCTATTGCTACTGCCTTTTTTACGCATTGTAGGCAGGTCCATTTCAATCTTAGATGGATCAGCATAGCGTTGGCTAAATTCTTGGAAATGAAAGCTTCTGTGGCGCAGAATCTGTGCTGATACAGCCCTTGATGTATAGATCTCCATCACTACATCAACCATCTCAAATACAGACCAGTGTCCGTCACGCATACATTTATTGAGTAACCGTACATATTCTGGATTATCTTCATTGCTTGATGACACACGTGCTAAGTGAATCATGAATGCTTCTGCGTCTGGTTGAATATATTTTAGTGTTACTGCCATCTCTTCTCCTATACCTCAGACGGGACTCGAACCCGTACGTCTTGCGACAACAGATTTTAAGTCTGTCGTGTCTACCGTTTCACCACCGAGGCTGACGCATTATTATACCGTAGGTATCTGTGATAGTATGGATGCAGAACGCGATGAAAACTTAAAAGTCCGCCCATCATTCCGTAGAGAATTTTAAGTCGAGCGAACTGAAGCCCCTATTTAGGGGCTTCTTTATTTTCAGTAGTTACTTCTTGTATTTCTACGTTTGGCAGCTTGCTAATTTCGTACATTACATAGAACTTATCGAAGGCTTTATCGTCAATCTCGTGTACATTGACGTTCATCTTGACAAGCCATTTCCTAAATGCCCTGTATTCAAGAAACGATATGACGTGATCGATGATGTAAAAAACCAGCGATGTCACTACAACACCGCAGATAAACGCAGCTATACGCGTCATTGTGTTACCTCTGCTACTGCAGTTACCTTCTTGCGTTTTGTGCCACCAAAGTATTCGTATGTACCCATTGATTTTAATATTTCAACGTTGAGTGTGTTTGGTGAACGGTCAGTTTTAACGTGTACTAATCGTCGTCCGTATTTATCTGCTTTTTGTACGACTTGAATGCTAAAACGTTCGGCTGTATTTTGCCTTAACGTGAACCATTCTCTTGCTGTTTCCATAGCTGCCTTACCTGCTTCAGTTTTCTTCTCTGGTGTATCGACACCAAAGAGACGACAGCGCTGATCCACAAGCCAAATACCAAAACCAAGGTCAATATCGCAGACAAAAGTATCTCCGTCAATAAGTCGCTTAAAGCGGATGGCATATTCATACATTATCTATGTCTTGCTGCCTTCTGAGCAATGGTTTTTGGCTGTGGTACAAACTGTTTACCAGCGCGATTTCCTGCTGCTTTAGCCCTATTTGTGGCTGCAATTTCCCCTTTAGACAAAGAACCCCATGCCTTGTCTGGCAAATACCTTTTTTTGCCCTCACTGGGCGTTCCATCGCTGGTACGCCACTTCTGGTCCGTCCATTTTGCTAGGCTATTATCAGCCTTTTTAGGGCCTACATACCCACCACCCGATGATTTATATTTTTGCGTAGCTAACTGGGCTTTACGGGCAGACCATTCACCGGGATCGCCACCTTTTGTGCCAGCCTTGACACTAGCTACAATGCGCTTCCATTTTTCTGGGTCACGTTTAACAGCTGAACTCATTTAATTTTGTTACCCTTACTACGATTTGATCCAGCAAGTGCGGTTTTTCCGTATAAATTAGGGTCTTCTTTAATACCTAACACCTCTCGTATTAACCCTCGATCTTCTTTGTTCGACTTAATTTCCTGCTGTTTGAATGTTTCATTCCAAGCTTGGTTGTTTACCTTTTTGTTTTGCTCAATGCCTTCATCAATTGGTTTCTGCAACGTTCTTGTAACGCCACGAACTACGGATGACAAAGCACTTCCTATAAATGGAATAGACTTTATTTTCTTGTCAGCACTATCAGGTAACTCAGGCCTTACAGACTCCAAAAATTTCCGCTTGTCTTTAGCTTCTTTGCGGATATTTCGCAAACGGTTTTCGGGCAGATTGGTAAAATCTTTGTTGTAGTCCTGTGGCATGGCTTCACTCCTGCCACATTTTACTGCTTACGCGCAGCCTTAGCATCCAGTAACTTTTTATGCGCAGCACGGTCGTGCTCAAGACGCAAACGCTTACCCCATTGCTGATTATTTAGCAATCTGTACACATGCTGCTGCGACACGCCATACTTCATAGCTAGATACGCTGTTTTCATACCAGACGCATGCAATCTACGTATCTCAATAATTTGGTCTACAGTAAGTTTCATAGTCGCACAAGTGCTTCACTACGTAACGTCACACCCTGCAGGAGAAAGAGAAAGGACCACAGGGTGCAACGCTATCCCCAGTGCGTTGCCATACATGGGGGACTCCTACTGCTGGGATCGAACCAGCGACCATCCGGTTAACAGCCGGACGCTCTACCCCTGAGCTAAGTAGGATCATACCGTAAGTATATCTTAACCAGCCGATTGTAGCAAATCTGTATGGATCCTAATCATTTTCTCCGTGGGGAGATGAGTTTCTGCGATGGGAGAAATAGATAAAGAGTAGCTGAGAATATATGGTTTGGAGTCCCTACTAGGCCAGACACAGCCGGGTACCCCCTTGCCATGCCGGGGGCTAACCGCCACCCGACCCCAGCACGTGACTTGGTCCGAAATCCCCGGCTACTTATATGGCATGGACGCCCTCCGGGGTCGCCCGGTGATAGCACTACAAAGTCTGGCATCATTGGTTATGGTGCACACTGACGATGGCAAACCCATGCCGAAACTTTGTACGTCAGTGTAAAGGGTTTATTATGTC